GTAAGATGATTGACGGGGTGTTTGTCAAAGAGGAGGATTTATAAAATGAAAAGACTAGGAATTATTATTGGTGTATTACTCGTAACAATTGTCTCACCGCTTGTTGTTCAATTTGGTTGGAATGAGATTGTAACGACAATCCTCCCGGTCGGAAAGATTTCGTTTTGGCAGGCTTTGGGATTAGATGCTTTACTAACCTTCATAAATCCAACAATCTATAGTGATGAAGAAATTTCAAAAAAACTTACCCAAGCTATTTCAAAGATCATATATTTTGCATTTATTCTGTGGCTAGCTAGTTTGTTCATCTAAGGAGGTTCTGCCAGATGATTGAAATAAATGGTAAAAACTACGAAGTCCATAAAGTGAAATTCACAAAGAAGGATTTAAAAAACTTAAAAAAAGGAGAAACACTTATTTTTATCTCCGAAGAAGCTAAACAAGCTATAACTGTTAGTTTGGAGGACAAGGAGTGAGATATTTTAAAATCCTATGTGTTGTTTTACTCGCATTCTTCCTCGTGGCATGTCACCAGATTTCGAGTGGGACAGTGGTAGATAAGTACATTGATGAACCTCACACAACGTTCATACCCGTTATGACAGGAAAAAGTTCGGTACTTGTGCCAACAAGAACCAAAAGAAAATACATTCTGATCGTTTCAGGATATGCAGGTAATAAGAAAGTTGAAGAAACATTTGAAGTGACAGCAGAGGAATACAAATACTATGAAATTGGCAACAATTTTACACAAAATGCCGTTTCAGAAAATGAAGGAGGGGAAGAAAATGATTGAATTTATTAAAGAATTTGGAATAACTTTTCTGTGCTTTTTTATCGGTTACTCAGTTGTTGAATGTGTGACAGGAAAGGAAAAGAAAGATGATCAATAATGTTGTGTTAGTAGGTCGCTTGACTCGTGACCCTGAGTTACGATACACACCATCAAATGTTGCAGTTGCGACATTCAGTTTGGCAGTGAATCGCAATTTTAAGAATCAGGCAGGTGATCGTGAAGCTGATTTTATCAGTTGCATCATGTGGCGCCAGCAGGCTGAAAATTTCGCAAATTGGCTTAAAAAAGGTGCTCTTGTAGGAATCACAGGTCGCATCCAGACTCGTAGCTATGATAATCAGCAAGGACAACGTGTCTATGTGACGGAAGTTGTAGCTGAAAGTTTTCAAACTCTTGAAAAGAAGGATAATTCTGCGAACCAGTCAAGTATGGAAAACCAGATGCCACCAAGTTTTGGAGCAAGTGATCCAATGGATATTTCAGATGATGGGTTGCCGTTTTAAGGAGTTGTGAAGGATGAACATACAGGGACTAATTGAACGATATGAAAAATTTAAAACTAGCAAGAAGAAATTGACCTCGGTTGATTTGGTTTTGAAAGATTTACGATCTTTAGACGAACCAGAACCGTTGCTGTTCAAGTTAAAAGATGTCATTCGTCGAATCAGAGGGTTTGATCCGACGACACAGACTAGATGGCTTAATGACATTCTAAAAGAATTAGGGGACGACTACGGTTCAATGAAATATCGCAGTGGTTACGAACAAGGTAAACTTGAGGGAGCGTGGGTTGGAAATCAATTGAAGGATGCTGATAAGATTCGGCAAGAATTGAATAAAGTGGCTCTCCCTAATTTTATGGATGACTGGATTTTTAAATGTCAACTTTTAAATAATTTTAGCTTGAGCGATGCACTAAATAGTAAAATAATCAATCTCTACGCTAAAAATGGCGAGTTAGTGATGAAATGGCTTAAGGATAAAAAGAACCAAGAACTTTTCGCTCGAGCATGGATAGATGACTACGAGGCTAAGGAAGAGGCAAAGTACAGAGTCAAGTTAAAAAATACAAATGACTATTTAAACGAAACAGAGACTGGATTCCATTTTTACAACAATTGGAATAATAACAAAACATTCACACAAACAGAATTAGAATATTCTGATTTTAACTGGGTGCTCGACTGCCCAGGAATTGAGATTGAGGAGGTGAAGTGATGATAATCAAGAATTACAAATATGATTTTTCGAGTGGCAGAATATGCTACACAATTGATGTAGATGGCTATGAAACAGCTATGGAACATACAAAGACAGAGTACGGAAGTGTCCAAAGAAATGACATTGATGATTTCTTGCTTGTAATCGAGGAGTACGACCTTCAAGAAGCTGAAGCGGTTGAAGAATTTGTTGATTTTCAAAGTTGTCTGCTTATGTATGGGATTGATTTTGAATTGAGAAATGAGGTGGAATGATGGTACAAACGCTTGAAGAAGGAATGAAGAATCAAAGTAAACGCATAAAAATCCCAATGAAAATCAGACCGTTTGATGTTGGTTATCGAATAGTAAATAAACACGGTCAAGCGCTTGCGTTAAATAACGGAGCAAGTATATTCGCTTTACCTTCGCTGGCCGAAAAAGCGATAAAGAAAGAGTTTAGAAAAAATGATCCAGACTTTGACATCGAAAAACATTTTGTCGAAGAGGTCGCTATTGTCAATTTAAGTAAATTTCATAGTTATTTTGAGGAGGAAACAGAATGAAAAGATTTATCGCAATATGGATGTTATTGTCCGCTGGATTGAATATTTGGCAGAGTATCCACATTAAAAAACTAGAAGAAAAGCGCCCGATGATTATATATCGAGCCGATAATCAAGGTGCAGAAATTAAAGGCAGAATCTTACAAAAGGAGAAGGTTGGCGACATGTACACTGTTACAGTGCAAAATTACGGAATATTCGTAGTTACTCAAACAAATTATGAATCTCTCAAAATAGGAGATGAGGTAAGATTGTAATGACAAAATACAAGAAACCAACTTACATCATCATTCAGGAAGCAATGGCAGAGCGCATTAGATTTCTGGAAGATGAGCTATATGAAAGGGCCTATAAGGATATTGAGAAGCTAGAAGCTCAAAATGATTTCTTAAAAGGTCTTTGTAACAATCAACTTGAAATCATCATGGATTATGAATGGAAGCAGATGCAAGAGCAGGCTACATTCATAAAAGCTAATACTAGAAAGTGGAGAGCAAGATGAAGCTGAGATTGAAAGAACTTAGAGAGGACCTATGTATCTCTGTCAAAGATATGGCCAGAGATACAGGTGTCTCCCAAAACACAATTCATTTGTATGAGCGAGGTGGATATCCATCTATTAAGCAGATCGAAATGATCGCTAAAACCTATGATGTAAACCCTGCGTGGCTTGTTGGGTGGATAGATGATGAAATGATGCCTGGAGTCCAGGTCGTTGAAAAAGCGGTCTATAAAGAAAGTCCAACAGCAAGATTGCCAGATTATTTTAACAATAATAACGAAGGTAAGATTATCAAGTGGAAGCAGTCACGAAGATATCGAGGGGGTAGGAATTGAAGAAATTAAGCGACGAAGACCTCAAAACATTAGACAGAGAACTTTTCAAATTTCAAAACGTTCAACGTACAATAGATTTGAGAAGGCTAGAACTAGAAACTCGAAATCCAGATGCTCAGAGTGGGCCTAGCGTAGGAATAAGCAAACCTACCGAAACCATCGCAATCAGAATAGCGGATGATCCAACCTTAAAATTCCTTGAAGGGTTCAAAGGGATTATCAACAAACTCTTGATCAATCTAGTTGATGAAGATAAGGAAATCTTTAATCTGCGCTGGAGATATCCTCAACTGAGGTGGGAAGAAATAGCAGAACAGAAATTCATGAGCAAAGCTACAATCTATCGACGTAGAAGAATTATCTTAGAACAGTACGCTATACTGAAAGGTGAGTTGTAAATAAGATTGAGACAAAAGACATCTTGAAGTCTCACGAAAAAAGGTCTATTATGATAGCATGAACTTCTGAAACAAAAACACACATCACACTTGAGGAGTCATCCTTAATTCTAGTCAAAAAGTTGTCCAACAGAAGTATCGTCAAGAGTCAGCAAATGCTGGCTTTTTGTTTTGCAGAAAGGAGGTAGAACATGGAATTTGTATCACCGATAAAAGATAATGACGACATTCAGGCAATGAAAGATTATCTCAAAGAGTGGAATGAGATGTATTATATGCTATTCATTACAGGCCTGAATACTGGCTTGCGAGTCGGAGATATACTTACCTTGAAAGTTAAAGATGTTCAAGGTTGGCACATCAAACTGAGAGAACGGAAGACTGGCAAGCAGATAACAAGACGGATGACAAAAGAGCTCAAGAAAGAAATGAGGAGATATGTCGAGGACAAACCATTTCATCATTTCTTATTCAAGAGTAGGCAAGGTCAGAATAAAGCAATCACTCGTGAGCGAGCCTATCAAATCATACATGAAGCAGCTGAAGAACTAGGCATTGATAATGTTGGCACACACACAATGCGCAAGACGTTCGGCTATAAATATTACAACAAGACAAAGGACGTAGGAACATTGCAGAAAATGTTCAATCACTCATCGCCTGCAATCACCCTGAGATACATAGGGATAGAGCAAGCAGAGCTTGATGACGCACTACGGAACTTTGTCATTTAATTTTTTTAGATATTACTTTCACATAATGAGTTAAGCATAAAGTGAAAAAATGAAACTCTTTAAAACCTATGATTAGTAAGGGTTTGAGATTTAGAGTGAGTTTAACAAAATATAAGATATGTGAAGGTGAGGGATAAAATTGGTATAGTTACAAGAGGTATGACTATGATAAAAATACTGAAAAGAATTTTGAATTTGATTTCTAAAAAAATATCAAGCAAAGATAAAATTCAAATTTTAGGAAGCATTGGCGATGAAACTTTAAACCTCGAAGTAAGCGACATAGGGATACAAGGGGAAATTGTGGTTAGTGAAATTCACCCAGAATCAATTAGATTTTATAAGCATATCAAAGACAATAACAAAATCATTTCTATTGGCGAATACAAAAATAAAAAAGAATGAGACAAAAGACATCTTGAAGTCT